TCTAATGGCATCGCAGGATGCGGGAAAACATCACGTCTGATTTCCACTCTCGATTCGCGCAAGACACTAATAATCGTACCAACAAAAAATCTAGCAAGTGAGTATCAGAAAAAGATACGAAGCAAAGAAATTATTATCGCTACTTTTCACAAAGCTTTGTTGTACCAAGACGTTTTTGAGCGCATTATCGTTGATGAATGCTATTGCCACTCTGTAAATTATTACTCACTTCTTATCACGATCTTTGCGTCGTGCAGAGAGATCGAGCTTTATGGTGATTTCAATCAAATACCCTACATCAATTTTAATTATCGGGAGCAAAAACTCGATCACGTGAGGTTGAACAATTTGATCGATAGGCATTATCATTATACGACTACTCATAGATGTCCACAAGATGTTCGTTTGGCTCTTACGACTATGTTACACGCTCCTATCTTTAGCAAAAACGTTGTTAAGAGTAGCATTAAGTTTGCCGATAGTTACAAAACAAATATTAATGATTATATCAAAACCCATCAACTCATGACATTCTCACGGAATAATAAGAAAAGGTACATTGACAAAGGTCTTAACTGTAATACAATTCATGAGTGTCAAGGTGCAACGTATCGTCGCGTAATCTTGTCACTTGATTCTGGCGACCGATACTTATTCGATTCACCATCGCACATATATGTCGCGCTTACCAGACATACTGACGAATTAGTGGTATATACGACCGAGAAAACAATGAAGCACTTTTTAACGATACTTAATACTCCAATTGAAACTGTACTGTCTAATTGTGGCGTTAATGTGTATGATGGTATTACCCTGAGTGACACCACAACACCTATTGATTACATCACAGAAACCATTAAGAATGGCGTCAACGCTGACTTGTCAACGGCTCTAAATAATATTTTAGATAAGGTAGCGCCCATTCGACCAGACGGTGAATATGTTTTGGCACATTATACGAATGAGATACCAGAGGTTCATCAAGGCTATGCCAAAATAAAGCAACAAAATATTAATCTTAGTGATGCAAAAACAATAACAGGATATTCCGACAATAGATTACATCCACGATGTCTCTATTATGACTATAATTTTACGGAAACTTGTCGCACTGCGATTAAAAGATATGGCAAGAAGACCAAAAGGATGAAGAGAATTGAGATTGATATCTTACGAGAAAAGTATGATAGAGGATTGAGTAAATTCTTTACTGTGCCACTTGACGTTGTCTTTAATGTGAGTGATGATGAATTAGTTTGCTATTTAAAGGATTATTTAAGTAAGTTGCAAACGAAAAACGATTACACGCAAGTTTTGACTGAAGACTTGCAGGATTTCGCTTCGCGGAATGGAAAAATTGGTTTAATAGACTTCTTCCAGAAGAAACAAACTAAGTTTCGTGCTGAAGCAAACTGGTATGAGAGTGACAAATGTGGTCAAGGCGTTAGCGCATGGAGTAAAACGATGAATGTGTTATTCGCTGCTTACGCCAGGACAATTGAAAACCACATCGAAAAATATTTAAAGCCACAATTCATTTATGCCAATGGAAAAACTGAAAGATCGGTTGCTGCACATTTTGCGGCCCTTATATCTAATCATCCCGATTCGAAAATTGCGGATGTCGTCAATAACGATGTCAGCGAATTTGACTCATCTAACACAGATGCTAATGTTGAAGCTGAATGTCATAGGTTAGAGTTATGCCGTGTCCCACAAATCTTAATAAACGCATATCGCGCGCATAGGCACCAATGGAAGCTTAATTGCCCAGATACAATAATCCTTGAGGGTGAACAAAAACAACATTCAGGACAACCTTTTACGCTCGTTTTCAACACATTGACGAATATGTCTTGGATGGGTGTAATATACGATTGGGACGAGGCCATAGCAGGTGCATTCAAGGGTGATGACTCTTGTATAATTGGAATACGCATTCGACGCTCTAGCGAGTATGAGATTGTAGTCGAGATGTGTAAATTACACATTAAGGAAGAACGTGGTATGCCATGTGAATTCGTTGGCCACGTGTTGAGTGAGCAAACTTTTATGCCAGATATAATCAAGATTGCAGCTAAAGTTAGCACGTATATCTATCGCTCACGGGCTCATTATGAAGACGTGGTTACTTCAATACGTAATTCATTACTTAATATTCCAACAAATGAGGCTTTATA